TCCTTCATTGATTTTTTTGAGAATATCTGTTCCGTAAAGCATAAATAAGCGAGCGAGAACCTGTGCTTCTGCATTGTTATTCATCTTTGCTAACTTTCCGGCATCAATTTCTTTTTTGATATATGATTTAACTTTGTCTGGAAGTTTAACCCCCATAAAGGATTTCATTTCGTCAACATAGTCGGTCATTTCTTTATTTTCTTCTTTCTTGGCTTCTGCCAAAACAGTAGTGTCATCCTGCCTTTTAGAGATAATACTTTTAAATGTAGTCTCCCTTAAGTTAAGTAGTTTACTGTCAATATCCTTAACCTTGGCATCAAATGTTTCTGCCTCAATCATATCATTGATCTTGGCATCAGCATCTTCTTCAGATAACTTTTCAGACTCCATCAGGAATTCTTTTACCTTTTCCTCTGGCTTCATTATTATGTAATCATCAATTTCTTTTAATGGTCTAAGTAAGTCTTCCTTACTGCCTTTATTTACAAAGTAATTAATAACTTCTTTGGTATCATCTTCAAAACCATCAAGATTGAATTCAGTCTTTTTGGTTGCGGCTTCAATGGAAACTTTAACGGCTTCTTTAAATCCCTCAAGAGTATTTTCTTTAGGAACGATCTTTAAGTCATCTGGTAATTTGATAGTTTTAGAAACATCTTCCCAGTTGACAGTTTCAGCAGTTTTCTTAACATTGGTTTCTGTTTCCAGATCCTCTTCCAGCTTATCAGTATCGAACAGTTCAGGCTCTTTTTCTTTGTCCTTGTCATCAACAGTTTCCTTGTCTTTTTCTTTGTCCTTATCCTTTTCAGCATCAGGTAGGTCTTTGTCAATTTCTTCTTCAAGTTCCTTACCTGTTTTTTCCTGTTCAGCCTCAAATTCAGCAGCCTGATCTTTGGCCTTCTGTTCGCCATCCTTGTCATCTTTCTCAAGATCTTTGGCTTTGGCTTTTTCTTCGTCAATGGCAGGTTTCTTCTCACCGGGAGTTTCAACATTGTCTTCAACTTCTATTTGACCAAACGTGTCGGTCTCACCTGTGCCTTCATATCCAGTTTTCTTAGGATCGTTGAGGTCTTTGTTTTCATCAATTTCATTTCCATTTTCATTTTTCATGATAGAGAGTTTAATTTGAATCGTTATTAGATATAGATTCTTTATTTATAATTGTGTCAGATTTTACCTGATCAGATTTATCCTTTTGTTCAAGTTCAGTTCCTTTGGTACGTTCTTTACTATCAAGATCCATTTGTTTCAATTCCTTCTCATGAGCTTGACGATCTTCACGATCTTCCTGTGCTAATTGTTGCTGTCCTTGTATTTGTTGCTGTTGCTGTTCGCTTTGTGCCTGAAGTTCCTCACGTCTTACTTGAGTTATAGTTCCCCATGCAGCTTGAAGTACCCTGATACCATCATTAAGATTCTTAGTCATATCAAACTTAATAACATCTTGAGTCCTTAGATTTCCACTGTTAATCTCAACATCAAAGAACCTGGCTACCTTATCACGAATTTCCTTTTCCCTGCCACCATCAGTGAACTTAACATCAAAGTCATCGAACATAAAGTCCGAAGATGCTTTTATGAAATTTATTCCATTGTCGCCAAGTAATATCTTAGCACGATTGGAATCCAGATACTTTGCATTCAATTTCGTTTTCTCAACTAAATTAGAGAACAATCTATTCATAAACATTTGATGTCCGTAGAATATATCTCTGGTAATTGATCTTGATGCTTCAATGTTCTGCATTGTACCAGTAGCAGTCTGTGAGGTTGGACTTTGACCTTCCCTGCTTTCATTGATGCCGGTAATACGATCCATCGTATTCTCAACATCATTCTTTACTTTGAGAAGTATATCAAAACTCTGTGAATGACCAAGATCTAATTCCTGTATAAGTTTGACTGCATTCTGAACATCGGTATTGCTAAAGTTACCTTCAGCACTTGAGTTGATAGTGATTACACCATTTTCAGTAATGTCAAAGAAAATGTTTTTCATTAGCTTATGCTTAGGCTTTACAGCTTCATCATAAACGAAAACTTTTCCTTTCATTTTCTTTATTTCACGCACCATCATATGCATGATAATATTGTTCACTTCAGAAAGTCCTGAGATTAGTCCCTGAAGACTCATACGAATACCATTGACTGTTCCGAAAAGGAAATTAACATAATCGTATTCAGCCCGGTATTTATTGCTGCTTGTTAATCTTTGGATTTGTGATTCAGTCCTTTCAACTTCAGTATAGATATCCTGATCAATTCTTATACCTTGCCATAGATCGTCATGGTAATCAACTTCAACTTTATACTTACCTGCCTTAACATCACGATCGACTTCTTTCTTATACTTCTTATCCTCAGTGTATTTTTTTGTAATGTCTCTGTAATAGTTGGGTTTGCCATCAACTTCAGTAACCTTAGTGTATTCAGCTTTCGTATTCTTCCATTGTAGAATATAAACCTCAACTGCAGGAATACCATTGATTGAACGGAAACCTTTGTTATCACCTCCATGATTACCAGAAGCCATTGCAAAACCTTCTTTTAATCTTTTGCGTTCCGGATCTGTTAATTTTGGAAACCGAGTAATAACATCTTTGACATACATCCACTTACGTTCACCTTTGAATGGAGATTCAAGAGCAAATGGATCGTCAGTCAGTTCCTGAAATACGGCATCTTCAGGAGCTATCATTCTTATGGTATCCTCACCATAAGCGTCTCTCTCAACAACTGCATGACATTCACTTCCAATTATAATATCCATGAAAGTGCTTTGGCCTTTTAGCTTTAAGTATCCTGATTCAATCTTTTCGTCAATGATATGCTGCATAACAATTTCGTTAGCAGTCTTCGGAAACATTTTGTTTTGCATGTCCGGATCATCTGGTTCAGGAATGTCAAGCCCCTCCATAGGATCTACGTCATGTTGCTTCTTTAATGCAGTGAGGAATTTTTTCATTTTAGCTGCGCCACGTAATTTGTTGGCGAACTTTATCCTTTTGTCAAGTATGTCTGGGTTTATTGATGTTACGGTTGGAGAGAATTCAATACCTAAGTACTCGCCCTTTAAGAGCTTTATTTTAGCATGCCCCAACTTGTAGTCGAGGAATTGGGTTGATATCTGTTTTCCGAATTTCTTCTCAAGTAGAACTTTAGTTTTCTTTTTAACAATGCCATTATAGGAATCATATAGGTCGTTTATGACTGTTTCCCTAACACCTGCATTGTTTTTATGGAATTGAATTATGGAATCAATGTATTCCATATTCTTATCCTTGGTCTTTTCAGATTCAACTGTCGCTATAGGTAATGACATTATTTTGTTCTTATTTAATACAAAAAAAACAAATTATGAGAAATATGTCAACTGTTAAAACATAGAACTGAAATCCTGATCAAGAGAATCATCATATTCTCCCTCCATTACGATCTCACCATTTACCAGTTTAAAATCACCTAAGCCCATCTCAATTTCATATGATTCTGCATCTCCAGTCTTCTCAGGTTTTTGTTTCATGTCGCTGATTCTCATGAGTGCCAGCCCGAGTGCATCAACATCATCCCAGTCAGTTCCGATGTTCTCATAGTCATAAGCAAGGAAGTTTTGTATAAGCACATTAAAGAAACATGTCATTATAGAATCTTCTACAAAACTTTGTAGTAAACCTAACATCCTTGGCTTAGAATATGTCGTCATTTTTGCACCATAGTCATGAACTAATTTTGAATCTTGTGATTCGAATGACTTAGGACGTGGTGATAAAAACTTTCTGCCGTTGTTTGCTTTGAAGTATCCAATGACAAGATCACTCTCTGCAGATATCATCATATTTTTTAGCAGGCCATAATAAACAGCAACCTTTAATCCAATATCCCAATGAAGTTCTTTTCTCGGTGGTCGCTTCATGTAATGGCAGATAACCGTTTTTTCATTATGTTCCTTTTCGGCATATTCAAATTCGTCGAATCTTCTGACAACAACAATTCCCCCCAGGGATTTACTTGTTAAAGTTAGATCTTCGTTATAACCATCGAAACCACCAATGTCAAGATTTTTATAATTCTTTTTAGGATGCAGGTATATATCTACAATCTCCCATTCCTTATCAGTTTTCTTTGCCGGTCTTGCTGTTACTTCAAGTGGTAACTGAATATTTCCTTTGTCATCTTTTACAAAGTCAAGTACATGCTCAGTCCATCTGCGTTCCTTAGAATCATTTTGGTATTGCTGATTATAAAGAAGATCGCTGTTGAAATTATTAAATCCTGAAGATGTAAATACTTCCTCAACTGTTAGTGGATATTTTTGGTTCCATTCGGCTAATGCTTTTTTGTTTGGATTCTTAGCTCTCTTTAAACGTTCAGTCTTGATTGAATCAGTAGCAGCTTTAACATCTTCACAACCTAATAGCTGTTCAGGTTTTAGATCTGGATATTGTGCGTCGAGTATTGGAGTCTTGGCTTCGCTTATTCCATCTTGGTTTACAGCTCCACGATAATATGGAAAATAGTAACGAGCACCACTGATAAAGAATTTTACTAATCCGTATGATTCAGCCTCATGCCAGAATTGTTTGAACGGACCTGATCCTTTAAGCATGTTACCACCTGTGCCGTAGAACCAGAACGTACCCTTTGTTTGTTCACCAATTTCAAGCGCTGGACGTATAGACTCATATGCCGGTCTTGAGTTCTCAAATTCGCCCATCTCTTCAAAAATACAATCATGGAAAAACTCACCTTCAAGTTTTGATGCTTTGTCCTGTAAAGTTTTGAAAAGACCAATTGCATTAATTACATCTTCATATTGATTGTTGATCATTTCCTCATAACCCACAACTATCTCTTCGCTATTTCTGCGAATGTGATTCAAGGCAAGTTCCGGAGGAACGTTATTGTACGACATATATAACTTGGCACGGAAACCATTTACATAGCGTTCAAGACCACCAGCTACAGCCATTCGGTAATCCTCAATAAAGCGCATGCCATAAGCGGCCAGTGCATTACCAAATAAAGAAAGACCCTTTCTACGGGCCTTTGGTATGATCGCTCCTACAAGAGTGTCATCTGCTTTAATCTCTTCACGAATGGTAAATAAGGATTGGTGAACGTCAAGAAAGTGAGGGTATATCGTTCCATGTAATCCTTTAATCGAATTGAAATTCAGGTAGTGATAATATGGCCCGGGTATATGTATGCCACCAGTATCGTATCCATTGAAACAATAATATATTTGCTCAAGCCAGAAATCTTCCCATGCTTTAGTTCCTGCACATTTTGGATTCGATATAGAATCCGCCCAGTAAGGAATTCTGCCAGCTACAGGAGAGGGATTAAACCCACCCTGTTTAATTATGGG